TGGCTGGACTTGCTGCGCTTGCTGGCGCAGCCTACATGATGTCTAAGGGCAAAGGTAAAGGCAGCGACGACGCAGGCGACCAGAAAACAAGCTCTTACACTGGTGACACCAAAAAAGTCGAAGCGAAGAATGAGCCTTTTGTAGCAACACATGGGTCTTCGTACGCACCCGGTAATGCCGGAACAGCGCGTCCGGGTGTAGGTGACGCGACAAATGGGATGGACATACCAAAACCCGCGCCAACGCCAGCGTCAGAACCCAAGCCTGTTGTAACCGATAAGCCTCCCACGCCACCCCAGCAAGTTGACCGGGTTATGGAAGACCCAACAAAGCAAAAAGTTTTGGACACTCTGAACCAGCGGGCTGGCGCTAACACGCCCAGCGCATTGCGTTCTGACCAGCTTGCTGATGTTTCTCGTGCAGTAAATCGTGAAGCTAAAACGAAGAAGGCTGCTCAGGGCGACTTCAGCAACGTAACTCGGAACTATAAAGATTTTCCTGCGCAAGTCCAAAAAAATTACGATACTCTAAATAAAAAGTCTGGAGCCAACACCTCAAGCGCCCGGAAGACGGATGCGCTTATGGTGGCTTCTCGCGCAGCCAAAGCCGCCGATGCTAAAAGACGTGCGGCTAAACAAAGTTCGTTTAAGTCTGGCGGCATGGTGTCCAAAGTGTCATCCGCTTCCAGCCGTGCTGACGGGATTGCCTCTCGCGGCAAAACCCGCTGCAAAATGTATTGAGGTAAATCATGGCAAAAATCGGCAAAAAACCTACAGACGATCAGCTACTTGAAGGCGGTGGGGCTGGCGCTGGCAAAGTAAACACCAAGACTCCTTGGCTTGGTGATGGGCGTGTGACAGGTAGCCGATCAGCCAAAGATTACAAAGAAAAAGAAAAAACATCGGAGCTTTCTGGCGAGGTGGGTTTTGGTTCGCCAAGGGGAAGAGATTACGGGTCTGGCGATAGATCGCCTCGTACAAGTGATGATTACGCCGGAGGTGGCATGACTGAAGACGAAAAGAAAGCGGCTAAGTACCGTCAAGAAGCCAAAACAGGCGGCACTGACGCTCCTGTTCCTCAGTCAGTTATTCAAGAGGCGGCTGACAAAAAGATGCAAGAGAAAGCCAAGCAAGCTCCAACCACTAAGACAGAAATGGGCAAAAAGTTTGCCAAGGGCGGTTCAGCTTCCAGCCGTGCTGATGGCTGCGCTGTCAAAGGCAAAACCCGTGGGAAGATGATCTGATGATGGCCTCTCGCGGCATGGGCAATATCAACCCGAAGAAGATGCCGGGGAAGAAGGCTGTTCGCCGCAAGCCACAGGATATGTACGCAGAAGGCGGCGGTGTAAACGCTGCTGGCAACTACACCAAGCCAAGCTTGCGTAAGCGGATTGTGGCTCAGGTCAAAGCAGCGGCTACCCACGGTACGGGTGCAGGTCAGTGGTCGGCAAGAAAAAGTCAACTTGTAGCTAAAAAATATAAAGCAGCAGGCGGTGGCTATCGTGATTAAAACTTGTACTGGATGTAAACAAGAAAAACCTTTGACGGAGTTTTTTAGCCGTGGCGGTAAATTGTCACATCTACATAAGTCGCAATGTAAGCTGTGTATGCAGGCCAAACGGCAAGAATGGGCTGTACAAAATAGAGACCATATCAATGATTGGCGTAGAAAAAATTGGGTGGTAGCAAATCGACGACTCAAACGTCGAGGGGCAACTCAAGAAATGTACGATGTTTTGTATGAAGCCCAACATGGCTGCTGCGCAATTTGCAGTGAGCCAGAAGAAAAATTTAGCTGGTTGTGTATTGACCATGACCATGTTACAGGAAGAGTTCGTGGGCTACTTTGCCCAAATTGCAATCGTGGGCTTGGGTTATTGGGGGACAGTGAGCATTTGCTACAAAAAGCAAAAGACTATTTAATCTCTGCCAAAATACAAGAGGTAGAAAATGTCTCTTAAAGCGCCACAACAATCCCTTAAATCTTGGGGCGACCAGAAATGGCGAACCAAGTCGGGTAAACCCTCATCCAAAACGGGTGAGCGGTATCTCCCAGAGGCTGCGATCAAAAGTCTAAGCCCAGCGGAGTATGCCGCTACAACCCGTGCAAAGCGGGCGGGCAAGAAGGCAGGAAAACAGTTCGTGGCACAACCAAAGAACATTGCAAAGAAAACAGCAGGGTTTAGATAATGGCAAATACCTCTGGCGCATCAAGCTTTAACCTAGACCTCACCGAGTTGGTCGAGGAAGCGTTTGAACGCGCCGGTGGTGAACTTCGCACGGGCTATGATTTACGTACAGCCAGACGCAGTTTAAACATCATGTTTGCTGATTGGGCCAACCGTGGTATCAATCTGTGGACAATTGAGACTGGCACAATTGACTTGGTTCAGGGTCAGAACACCTACCCTCTGCCCAACGACACCATTGACCTCTTGGAGCATGTGATTCGCACCGGAGCCAACGTGGCTGCGACTCAGGCTGATCTGACCATCACCCGTATCAGCGTTTCTACCTACGCCACAATCCCCAACAAAATTACCCAAGCCAGACCCATTCAGATTTGGATTCAACGCTACAACGGGCAAACATCAACGACAGGGTTAACCCTAGACGGTGCAATCACCAGCACATCCACGCAAATCACGCTGGACTCCGTGGTGGGGCTTCCAGCCGCCGGGTTTGTCAAGATTGACAATGAGATCATCAACTATGGATACATTGACGGGAATGTCCTGTACAACTGCTTCCGTGGGCAGCAAAACACCACGGCGGCAAGCCATGCGGACAATGCGACCGTGTATTGGGAGCAGGTTCCCGCTGTAACCGTCTGGCCCACACCGGACAACGCACAGACCTACCAATTGGTGTATTGGCGTCTACGCCGCACCCAAGACGCTGGTGGGGGTGTAAACGTCATGGACGTTCCTTTCCGCTTCCTGCCTTGTATGGCAGCGGGGTTGTCGTATTACATCGCCGGAAAGATTCCCACTGGCGCAGAACGTCTTGGATTCCTGAAACAGCAGTATGACGAGGCTTGGGAGCTTGCGGCGTACGAAGACCATGAGAAAGCTGCCTTGAGGCTTGTTCCCCGCCAAACCTACATTGGGAGGTAACAGTGGGCAACAGGTTTGCCAGCGGTAAGCACGCGATTGCGCAGTGTGATCGCTGCGATCAGCGGTTCAAGCTCAACATCTTGAAGACGGAGATCATCAAGACCAAGAACTACAACCTGTTGGTTTGCCCGGCTTGTTGGGATCCTGACCAACCGCAGTTGCAGTTGGGTATGTTTCCGGTGGACGACCCACAGGCTTTAAGGAATCCTCGTCCTGACCGCAGCTATGTGTTGTCAGGAACAAGCGGGTTGCAGATTGTCCCAACTGGTACAGGCCCATTGGGTACTGGGACAGTGGAGGGTGGTAGTCGAATCTTTCAGTGGGGCTGGAACCCAGTGGGTGGGGCAGCGTTTTTTGATGCTGCTTTAACTCCAAATAATTTGGTTTTGGCAGTGGAACTTGGTACAGTTACGGTTACAACGACATAAGGAGTCGACGATGGACAAGAAAGATTTAAAACAGGACAAAAAGATGATTGCTGGTGCAGTGCATAAGCACGAAAAGAAGTTGCATCCGGGCAAGCCCATGACCAAACTTCGCGCTGGCGGTAAGACCAACAGCGACATGCTCAAGTATGGTCGCAACATGGCGAAGGTAATGAACCAACGTTCTTCTGGTCGCGGAGGCTAAGATGGTTGATTACAAAAAACCAAAAATAGTTCCAAGCGTTGTTGTTGGCGAGGCTGACAATAAAAAATACATGAAAGACCTAAACGTCTCTGAGGCAAATGCTCACAGCAATGACTACAAGCCTACCAAAACCACTGGTATCAAAATCCGTGGTACTGGCGCGGCTACTAAAGGCGTGATGGCGCGGGGGCCAATGGCGTGAACTACTCCGAGCTTGTAACTGCAATTCAGGATTACACAGAAAATAGCTTTAGCTATTCGACCAATCCTGCGCCTATCAATACTTTTATTGAGCAGGCGGAGCAACGCATTTACAACACGGTTCAGTTTCCATCCATCAGAAAAAATGTCACTGGTGTCACGGTAACCAACAACAAATACTTGTCTTGTCCAAGCGATTTCCTGTCAACATTTTCGTTGGCGGTAATTGATGCGGACGGCAATTACGAGTACCTGTTGAACAAAGATGTGAACTTCATCCGTCAGGCGTATCCAAAACCAACCGATACCGCGACTCCGAAGTACTACGCACTGTTTGGCCCAACCACCACAAATGGGCCAACCCCTGTCATCACAAACGAGTTAAGTTTTATTCTTGGCCCGACCCCTGATGCAGCTTATGATGTTGAATTGCATTATTACTATTACCCCGAGTCAATCGTCACAGCGACCACAACATGGCTGGGCGACAACTTTGATTCTGTGTTGTTGTACGGCTCAATCGTGGAGGCTTATACCTACATGAAGGGCGAGCCTGACATCATGGCGTTTTACGATGCCAAGTACAAAGAGGCTTTGGCTCTGGCTCAACGCATGGGTGACGGCCTTGAAAGGCAAGATGCTTACCGTAGCGGACAGTTCAGAATGCCGCCGCTTCCTCAAAATAATGGGGTACGTTAATGGCGTTCACAGGAAACTTCTCTTGCAATACGCTGCGCTCAGGGTTGGCGGATGGGTCAATTAACTTGACCTCGGATACGTTTTATTTGGCGCTGTACACAAATAATGCAACGCTGGATCAAACAACGACTGAGTACACAACCACTGGCGAGGCTTCTGGCGGTGACTATGTAGCGGGCGGTTTGGTCGTAACGGCAACAGTCTCATCGGAGCCAACTGCCGCTGGCAGCGTTACGTATGTGTCGTTTTCTTCTCCAGCATGGACGGGGCAGATCACTGCGCGTGGAGCGTTGATTTACAAAGCCGGAGCAAACGGCGCAATCTGTGTACTTGATTTTGGTAACGACAAAACATCCAGCAATACCTTCACTGTGACGATGCCTGCAAACACCAGCACATCAGCACTCATTCGACTTGTTTAAGGAGTAACAAATGTCAGCAATCGAAAAATCCCAAGCCGCCGATACTATCGGCAGCGCAATCACAAAAACCTTGCAATCAGGTGAGGCGGCTACTGCCAAGGGTGTTTACACCATGCAGTGCTTTGACAAAGACGGAAATCTAAAGTGGGAAGCCCAATGCCCCAATCTGGTTGTCAATGGTGGCTTGCAAGACATGAACAACAAGTATTTTCTAGGCAGCGCCTATACAGCCGCTTGGTACATTGGTTTGTACGGTTCAGGCGCGAGTAACAGTCCTGCGGCTGGCAACACTATGGCCTCGCACAGTAGCTGGACAGAAGAGACTGGATACAGCCAAGCAACACGCCCAGCTTGTACATTTGCTACACCAACCACAGCCAACCCATCCGTGGCTACCAACTCAGCTTCCCCCGCTGTTTACAGCATCAACGCCACAGCAACAATTGGCGGAGCTTTTTTGGTAAGCGACAACACTAAGGGTGGCTCAACGGGTGTTTTGTACTCAGCATCTGATTTCACTTCGCCGGGTGATCGTTCTGTTGTTTCAGGCGACACACTCAATGTATCGTATACCCTTAGTTTGGCAGGTTAATCATGGCAACATTTAAAAAAGGCGATGTCGTTAAATTAAACGGCGTCGTACCCCAAGGCCCAGTGCTTGCGATGCGTATGGATGAAGATGGCAACGTGTCTTATCTGATTGAGTGGACAGATGTTGATGGGAAAACCCAACAGCGTTGGTTTGCTGAGCTTGATTTGATCGCAGGCTAATATGAGCAGGGCATGACGAGTGTTTGGATTTCTAGCATTCTCACAAGCCCCGTTTTCGTCGCTTAGTGGTAACACATTTGCTGCCTCAGTATCTGAATCAGCCACAGCGACGGATAGCATATCTTCGCTTTTAATTTTTAATTCGTCTGTATCCGAGACCGCTACCGCATCTGATTCAATCTCGTCTTTACTGACATTTTTGGCGGCAGTTTCTGAGACATCAACGGCTACAGACTCCATTTCGGCTGCGGCGACATTCCTCACAAATATTTCTGAGTCTGCCACGGCTACAGATACGCTCTCAGCCTTACAGACTTTTGTAACAGATATATCTGAGGCAGTAACGGCGACGGACGCCATATCTGCGATCCAAGTATTCGTATCGGCAGTATCCGAGACAGCCACCGCGTCTGATGCAATGGCATCACTTCTGACGTATTTGTCAGCGGTGTCGGAGTCAGCAACAACAACGGACTCCATATCTTCCTCAGTTGTTTTCCAAAGTGCGGCATCAGAGGTGGCAACTGCAACCGATGCAATATCATCGACACAAGATTTTGTTACGACTGTGTCAGAAACAATCACGGCAACAGACACAATCTCCGCAGCACAAAATTTTGCAACCAGTATTGCAGAAGCAGCAACGGCAACGGATTCTGTTTCTGGTAAACAAGATTTTGGTGTCACCGTGTCTGAGAGCGCAACTGCCACGGACAGCATATCTTCTTTGTATATTATTGGTTCCGCAGTATCTGAGACATCGGCGGCAACGGATTCAATCTCAGCCAATGCGGTGTTCCCAGTAACGATTAACGAAACATCGACAGTGGCAGATTCAAATTCTGCGGCTCAAACTTTTGCTACAAACGTAGCAGAGACAGCGACAGCAACGGATTCTGATTCGGCTACACCTATTTACGCCCCGCAGATTGCAGAATCAGTAACAGCGACAGATGATGTGTCTAGCTCATTTGCATTCAATGGCAATGTGGATGAAACGGCTACGGCAACAGATGACATTGTTGGTGGTTTATTGTTCTTGAACAGTGTCACCGAATCTTCCGTGGCTACGGACGCAATGGAAGCGTTTGCCACTTTTGCGGTGCTTGTTGAAGAATTTGGGTCAGTTATCGACGGGGCGGTGGTAACTCAGGTTTTCCTGTGCGCCATCCAAGAAACCATCACAGCATCGGACTCGTTCTTTGCCCGATTCTTGTGGGAACTCATCAACGACAGTCAGACCGCAAACTGGGCAAACATAGACTCCTCAGAAAGCACAACTTGGGCGACAATCAACGCAGCCCAAAGTGCGGGCTGGGCAACTATAAACACCGCAGAGTCTGCTGACTGGGCAGAGATCAACACCAGCAACCCCAATACTTGGACAAAGATTGGGACAACCTGAGAGTAAGACATGGCATTGGTTTTAGCTGATCGCGTTCGGGAAACTACTACCACCGCTGGTACAGGCACAATCACGCTTGCCGGAGCCGTGACGGGCTTTCAATCTTTCTCTGTCGTTGGAAATGGCAATACAACGTATTACACAATTGCTGGGCAGGGTACGTCTGAATGGGAAGTGGGTGTTGGTACATACACGTTGTCTGGCACAACTTTGGCTCGAACAACTGTGCTGGCTTCCAGCAACTCCGGCAGCTTGGTGAATTTCAGCGCGGGTACAAAAGATGTGTTTGTCACGTATCCGGCGGGCAGGTCGGTTACTGGCGCGACAGGATTGACAGAGAACGATACCACCATCACAGCAAACTACACCATAACCACCGGAAGAAATGCTTTGAGCGCAGGGCCACTCACGGTTAACACGGGGGTCACGATCACGGTTCCGACAGGCTCTGTCTGGACTGTTGTCTGATAAACCAATAGAATGCAAGAAGGAGTTTAAACGTGCCATCCTCATATACAACACTGCTAGGGCTTGTACAGCCCGTAACTGGGGAACTCACGAATACGTGGGGTTCAACGGTAAACACTCAGTTGACTCAACTGATAGAGGACGCTATTGCTCAATACTCCACAGTCAGCGTAACTGCGGGCGACTGGACACTGACTACAACAGGTGCTGGCGCACAGAACCAAGCTAGAACTGCGATTTTAATTGCCACAGGCGCACCGGGTGCAAGTCGATATATCTATGCTCCGCAAAAGAGCAAAACCTATGTAGTGGTCAACAACTGCACAGACGGCAGCGATATCTATATTCGTGGCGGCACATCTAGCTCATACTCTGCGGGTGTACTGATCGGGCCAAACAGTTCGGCCTTGGTGGTTTGGAACAACAAGACTGCGGAGTACACGGCAGACATTTCCGGCACAACCATGACGGTGTCTGCAATTGCCGCAGGTGGTATTCAGGTTGGTCAGTTTCTGACCGGCACGGGCGTTACCGCAGGTACATACGTCACAGAATTTTTGACTGGCACGGGCGGGGCAGGTACTTACACCGTCAGCGTATCCCAGACTGTTGCTTCGACAACCATGACTTCAGCCGACTTTGTGAAAGTCGCAGGGGGTGGCGGTGGAGCGACGGGTGGTGGCAACGATGAGATATTTTTCCAAAACGGACAGACTGTCACCGCAAGCTACACAATCACAACAAACAGAAACGCAGGTACGTTCGGGCCGGTTTCTATCAATTCTGGTGTCACAGTGACGGTTCCGACTGGTTCTGTGTGGACTGTCGTTTAGAAGGGTAAAACATGTCTCAAGTATCAATTGCGGGAAATGCAAGCGGGTCGGGAACGATTACCGTTTCATCCCCAAACACAAACAGCAATTTCACACAGACGCTGTCAGCGATCAGTGGAACAATCCCTGTGGCGCAGTCAAACACAGCGTTGGTGACAGGCGTACCGATCTACGAAAACACCAAAACTGTGACGACCACATATTCAGTGACATCGGGATCGTGTGCAATGTCAACAGGCCCCATCACACTTAATGCTGGTGTAACGGTAACTTTGCCGAGCGGTAGTCGCTGGGTTGTTCTTTAAGGATCAAACATGGCTTCACTTGTTTTAACAGGAGACACATCAGGACAGGTAACTATTTCTGCCCCTGCTGTTGCTGGTACAAATACGCTGACGCTTCAAGCCGCCACTGCGACAAATGCTGTCAATAAATTG